TTTTGCTCATTTGTCCATTTCTTAAAATTCTCACAATAATATAATTGATTTAAGAATTTATCTGGAATTTTTCTATCCTGTAAATAGACTTTTGCTGGATGCTCAGTATTTAGTTCTGCTATAGTTGGTAGATTTATCTTATGTTTTTTTTCAAAAACAGTTTTTTCAAATTGAAAATTTGGATTTGGAGTGTTGGAATTTTTGCCCGTAATACCACTCTTATACCTTTCCATCACATACTGATCGTATAAGACAACATCAAAATCTTTTAAAAAATTTGTGAATGTTCTTGAAATCCCACAATTATGACACTTATAATTATGGTCATTTTTTAATTTATAAATGTATCCTCTTGCTTTACTTTTGTGTCGTTGAGAATCTCCGCAATAAGGACATCTAAAATTATAAAGACCAGTTTTTACTTGTTTAAATTTTTGCAATCTGGAAGAAACAAGTCCAACATATTTGGAATCAATTAAACTCATTACAAAAAGAATATTACTTCATTCTCTCTATTCTACTTGGTTCTTGTTGTGGTGTCAAGAAGGAAAGAACTGGTGGAGCAAATTTGATAATGATTGCAACAACTGCCAAACCACCCAGTATTTGCCATCTAAATTTTGAAATTCCTTCTACCTTTTCTTCTACTTTTTCTATTCTTTCCCCAAGTTCTCTACTAATTGCTTCGTGTTGTTGTTTTGAAGATTCTTTAATATCCTCAATCATTTTAACAATAATATTGTCTGTTCTATTGCACTGCTCAATCTTTTCATTATGGACAGCTAACATTTGACTAATATTTTGACTTGTCTCACCAATCTTTTGAATTGCGGTATCAATTCGTTCCATCATCTGTTCATAAACATTAATACGCTCTTCGAGTAAAGCTATTTTTGTTTCTGTTGATGATGGGTTAAACATTGTCCTAATTATTGTAGAGGTTTTCTTCTTTGCATTTTCGCAAGATCTTTAAAGAATGGATTCCAATATCTTTTTCTGCCCTTTCTTAAATCAACAGGAGGTTGGTCTGGGGGAAGTCCCGCAATATTAACAGGTCCATTTGGGTTATTTGTAGAATTAGCAATCACAGGAGATGCTCCTTCCTCTTTAAGATTACGAACAATATTAATTAATCTATCTACTTTATCCATTAGACCACATTTAATTGCTTTAGGAAATCTATATCTATTGGTATATTATGAACTTCAGTTTTTGGATATTCCGGAAGTCTTCCCAAGTAAATAATAAATGTTTTAATGATGCTCCAAAATTGACTATCAATTTTATAAAATAATAATGGTGTTGTAGCATCACCAAAAACATTATAAAGAATTATAAAATGATTAATTAATAAATGAATATTCAATGACCCAGATGATTTATATTTTTTCAACAATCTATTAATCCAATTAAATCTTTTCAAATCCTCATAAAAATCATCTTGGGTCAGTGATTGTGGATTATCATAATGTTTAATAGCAAACATTAAATAATTGTCTTCATTCAACTCATCAAATCTCATATATCAATTACGCATAAGTAAGTCTTGCTGTATCAGATGTCTTCGCAGCACCAGCAGCAGTAGTAATGTTAACTCTATAGTAGTAACCATTAGGTCTGTTGGCAGTTGTAGTTGTTGCCGCAATACCAAGAGTTGCTGTAGTTGGGTTGGTGTAAATAAGACCACCAAGCAATCCAGTAGTAACATTGGTAAATGCTGCTCCAACAGCAGTTGAGAACTGCCACTGATAAGAAAGTGCTGCAGAATCATTTGCTGCTGCAGTAACTGCGAATGTAGTTGCAACAGTTGTAGCAATTCCAACACTATTTGATGGTTGAGCACTAATCGTAATGTAATTGTCTGCATATACTGCATCATCATCAGCATCACCAGTTGCTGTGTATGTTCCTAATGCAGAAGTGCTAATTCCAGACATCGCAACGAGAACTTCACTCTTAACTCTAAGATTTCCGTGAGTATCAATGTATGTATGAACTCCTACCCAACCTGCGTGTGCAGCAGCATACTGTGACCCACTTTGAGTAGCAGCAGTTTGCTCAAACTCATCAACACCATATACTCTATTAGTTGATGCAGAATTGCCAGTTCCAGTTATAGTAGCAAAGTTTGTATCTTCTAATGTATAAACTGGTTTTTGAGATATTGAATATGCAATTCCAGCAATAGCAGCACCACTTAAATACTGAGTTGTTGCAATTGAAATTTGAGTCTCCGAAGTAATTCCAGAAATTACCGCATTTCCAAAAGTTCCTCCGGCACCAATGGTAATTACTGCACCAGTAGTGACACCCACTGCTCTAAATGATGTTCCAGTACCAGTAATTGTTTTATTTGTATAATTGACAGTAACTGTTCCTGGTGAAAATACACCGTCTGCCTTACCCCAAAGTGCCATGTCTTTTTTTCCGTAAGTTTCTTTATAATGATATTTATAAAAAAAGAAGACCTTTATTTTTTGTCTTCTTTGCGTAAAATTATTTTTAAAAAGTTAGTAGTTAAATCTAGTAATCCATTTTCTTCAAATTTTTTTGTTTTTGCTAACCACTCAGATGCAGTCAACAATAAACCTAAAATAATAGTTACTCCCCAATTTGTTATAAAACAAGTTATCATTTTTGTGGAGTAAAGAGTTTTTCTTTAACTAACACAACAACCATATCATCAATTGTGTTATCGGTTGTTTTTACATATTTCTCAAGAAGTTCAATTACAAGTTTCTTAACTTCTGGATGTGTAGCAATTTGAAGAATGAGTGGTTTTACCAATGCAACTACTACTCCCATAATCCCCTCTTATTAGGTTCAATTTTATTTATCTCAAACTAGTCATCAATCACCACTTAACTTTATTTGCCCAATAAGCAGCAGACATTTTTCCTTTAGAAATATTCTTTGCGTGTCCTGTTTGGAATCTATGACGACGACTTGCATATGCCTCAGACTCACCTTCTTTTTTTGGAGAACCTTTTACACCAAGTTGCCCAAAACGAATAATTTTTTCTGTTCCACCTTCACAAGCCTTTACAATATGTGACTTTCCAGTTTCACCAGACCCGTGTGCTTGTGATTTTGGTTTGTTGCACTTCATTGCATCTTTATCAACAGATTCAGAAAGACCTTCATCACTTTGGAGATATTCGGAAGCAGTATCAATATAATCTGCTGCTCTAGTAATTTTTGATTGAACCCAAGCAGGCATTTGCATATCTGCTTTTTTTATCTTTTTGCGAAGTGCTTTGATTGCTCTTTCCATTTGGTCCAATTCAACATTTGCCATATAACCTTCATCATCTTTTTTCTTACCACTGGCAATTTCCTTATGGTCCTCAGAAATATTTGGATTAATCTCAATAAATTTTGAGTTAGTGCCCTTCATCACATCAATCTTATCTTTTTTGTTTTTTGTCTTTGCAGTTTTTTCATTCTTTAATTCATCAACTTCAAACAAGAATTCTTCTCTCCAATTTGAATATTCTTCATTTCTTTGGGCAATAAGTCCTGCTTTGATTTTTGGATTTTGTCTTGCCCTCTGCCCCAAAGTCATTGCTTTTGGACCTCTTGACCCCTCAGGAACACCACCAGATGATGGAAGTCTCTTGGTAGCAGGAACAAGTCTCTTAGTTGCAGGAACAAGTCTCTTAGTTGCAGGAACAGGTCTTTTTTGTTCTGGACTTGATGAAGATTGTTGAGTTGATAATGAAACTGGAGGTCTTTTTGGTCTTCCTGGTTTTTTTCTTTCTCTTGCTTTTTCTGGTTGATTTGAGGTGACTTTAGTTTCCTTTGCTTTTTTATATTCTCCTTTTGCTTTTAAATAACCAGGAGTATGAATTGCTGCTTTTGCCAATCCACCTGCAAGAGAACCTAAATTGCCAAGTGCTTTCATTGTGGCAGTTGCCCCACCTTCTTTGGAACCAATCGTATCAGTTTTTACACCACCAATTGCTGACTTGATTCTTTCTTTTGATTTTTCAAGATTTTTTTCTTTTATTCTCATTAATTTTTGCTTTTTCTTTTCTTCTTCCTGTCCTCTTTGCTTTTCAATTTCTTGTTCTCTTGTTGCTTGACGACGCTCAAGATAATCCAAATATCTAGAATCTTTTTTATCTTCCTTTTTTCCAGTTTTCCCTTTATCCAAAAGAGCAGAACCCTTCAATGCAGTCTTAGCAATTTTAAGTCTTCTTTGCCTTTCTGCTTTTTCTTTATTTTTATCTTTTGCTTCAGAAATAATCTCTGCCCAATCTTTCATCTTTTTGTAGATAATTTTTTCCTATTGATATTTATCGTTTTCTTTGGCATAGTTTCTTTAACTTCAACATCAGTAAAAGAAACCACAGGTTCTTTAGGTGTCATTTCCTGTGTGTGCTTTCTGTAATTACAAGTTCCAACTTCATAAACTTCACGAACATCTTTCAACCAATTTTTAAACATCTTTCCATCTTCAGTTACACAAATCAAGTAATTAGAACCTCTGCGGAATATTTTTCCAATAAGACCACTACTCAAACTTTCCACAAATGTACCAACTTCAAAAAGTCCATTGTTCTTATAATTCCACCTCAATCCATCATAATCAAGTTCAGGAACAATTCTCCAAACTTCTGTGTCTTCAGTTACATTCATAGATTTTGAAACCATATTAAATATTTTTTCTTTGTCTGCCTGACTTATTCCAGAAGGAATTCCCTGAACAAATCCAGCATAATCTCCTACTGCTGCAGATGTTCTCATTTTTGCAGAAGAACCAGGGTCTTCAATTTCACCATCAGGGTCTTTAATTCCAGCAGATATAACTTGAATATTATTAAACTGATAGTCTTGACCCTCTCCCTTATGAACTAAACTTTGAAATTCTCCCAATCTGTCTTGCCCAACCACAATAGTAACATCAGTATATCCATCATTATAAATTGAGACTAAAGAATCAAAAACAGTTCTAGTTTCTTCACTATCAACAATATATTCAGAATATTTTTTAAACATCATTCTCATAAGAGAAATTTTTGTTTTTGGACTTAATGGATTTGATTGACCATCTTGGATTCTACTTGGATATATTCTATACTCATATCCCATTCTTTTTGCATTATTAAATCCTGCTTTTAATAATTGTTCGTGATTTTTGGATGGGGGGTTAAATCTCCCTAAAACTACTACAATTCCATTTGCAGTTTGTTCTGCTGGTAGTTTTTCTGTTGTAGATGGTTGTGGTGCTGCTTGAGTTGCACTACTTTGTTTTTTTGTTTCTTCTCCGGGTATTCCGTCTTGAGATGTAGTATCACCTTGACCAAAAAACTTTAATTTTCCGTTTACTGTTTTCGCAACAAAATTTCCTTGCTTATCATACCAATCACCGTGTCCGTTTCCAACAAGACCACGATTTTTTGCTTCGGTAGATGCAAGGGTTTCTACTGCTTCTCTTACAAATTGAGTAAAACTCTTCATTATTACTTGTTTTTTAAATATTTATAATTACAATCTTCCTAACGAAATATTAGCAAGTGATGGTTCATAATAACCCTTTGATGCTCCTTTAGTGGCAAATTGTATTCTAAAACCAGGATAATTTGGCATCAAGGCAGAAGAATTGCTAGAACTAGGAACAATTGTCAAATAAACATTATCTCTCATTCTTATTATGTCATTTGAAGTCTCTTTATATATTATTGAAGAATTTAGTTCCAACTTATAATCTTGACCACCTCCAACTTTTCTAATATCCCTGAAATCTCCAACATTAAATGATTGTATTAAAATATAATCAACTTTATTCATACCTTCACCAAAACAATATTTTTTAATTTCTCCAATTGTTGCTTTTAATCTAATGCCAATTAATGGTTTTCCAGTAGAAATATCAGTCAAAACCCCCCTTCCGGAAGAATTTGACACTGAAATCAAATTAGATTTTATCAGATAATCCAAAATATCATTTGCTGCAGAATATTGACTCGCACTTCCCCAAAAAGAAAAATTTTCCTTTTTTAAAGAAATTTTAATTTTTTTATTATTTTTAGTTTTAATTGAAACATCCTCTTTCCCTAAAAGTTGTCCAACCCTCTCAATTGATTTTATTCCATTTATTGTATATTTTTGCTGATTATTTTCATATAAAACTAAATTCAAATTCGGGTCAAATAAATTTGGCAAAGCAATCGTATTTTTTGCCTCATTAATTTTTTTTACCTGATCATTAATTTTTGAAACAAAATATTCTTCATTCAAAATACCTGGCCTTAATAATTCTGGAACTTTTGGTTTTATTGATTTTTGACTTTTAAAAAATATTTCAAATTTAGAGGTTGCTCTTTGTAAAGTTAATATAAAATCTACACCCAAAACATTGGATTGTCTTCCAGTAACAAAAATACTTTTTCCATTTAATAAAACGTCAGTAGAAAATAATTTAGTTATATCATCATATATTCTTTCCAAATTAGAAGAATACTGAGACTTCACAGTTAATAAAATTTTACTATCACTTGTTCTCTTTAAATCATAAAATCTAGACCTTACATGAGGATAATTTTGATTTTGAACCGCACTAGATTTTAAAATATTAATTACTGTTGTGGCATTTAGTAATTTGTATCCACTACTATTAATAATTGCCATTAAAAAATCCCTAGTTTCTTTTATTTAGAAATTAGGGATTTATAATATAGTTCAGGTTTCTAATACTTGGGTGATTGCATCGTCAAAATCTGCAATAACTTCACGAATTTCAAAAATACGTGGAGGGACATTGTTTATGTCTGTCGTGTATCCTTTTTGTGCTTCATATAAAATTTGACGAACTGCAGCAGCAGCACGAACATTCATTTTAACTGTTACTTGTTTTTCTTTAGTCATCGGTCGTCAGCAGCACGGTTTTCAGAGAAATAAACATCAAAAGCACCTTCAGGATAACGCTTGAGAAGTTTTTGAACGTTACGAGCAACTACGTCATCAATACTGACACCAAGTGACATACAAGCTTGAGCAACATACCACATAATGTCTCCAAGTTCAATAATCAGATGTTCTCGGTTATCTTCATTGAAAGGTTTTCCTTGGAAAATCATTTTTTTAATGATTTCAAGAAACTCCCCACCCTCGGCATTAATACCAACACCAGCAGTCAGGAGTCGTTCAATATTTGCACCCTTTTCATCCAGTGCAACAAGCCTATCAGACAAAGAAAGAAAGTCTTTAGATGCATCAGAAGTTACAGCATCCACAAACTCAGCATACTTATCAAAATCTACGTGTTTAGCAGTTTCCATTAAAATTTAAATCCTTCAAACGACTTTTTAGGTTTCTTTTCTTCATAATTATACTCTTCCTCTTGTCCAGAGTCAAGTATATCCTTTTGAGCACTTTGTTCCACATCATAAAGACGCATTTTTGCTCTATCAATTCCAACTACAAATCTTTTATTCATTGTTGGGTCATTATATCTATTCTTCAATTGTTTTACCATAATCTGCCCAAGTTGTTCCAACTCTTCTGTGCTAATAAGGGCAAACATAAGGTCAGCAGTAGCAGGAAGACCAAAGGATTCACTAGTATCAGTAAGATCAGGATCGGAGCTAGAAAATCCACTACGAGTAGTTTGGGTAGCGGAAACAATTGGAACATTTGCCTCAACTGCAAGACCACGAAGTTCTTCCGCAATTGCTTTAACATAAGAGTAAGAATTGACTGAAAAATTACTCTTATATCTTGAGGACCCACAAATATTAAGGTAGTCAATGAAAATAATATCAGGCTTAAATGATTTCTTAAGAGAGAGTTCATTAAGAAGTGCTCTAAAATGACCTGCGTGTGCCGAAGCAGTTGGATACTCTTTGATAATCAGAGTTCCTTGTGTTTTCTTCGCAATATTATTTACTTTCGTATCAAACATTACTTTTGGCAATGTTTCAATATCTTTGATATTAACATTTAAGAGATTTGCGTCAATTCGTTCAGCAATTTTCTCCTCTGCCATTTCAAGCGTAATGTACAATACGTTCCGTCCTTGGAGCAACACGGAGCTAGCCACATGGCACATGAATAGAGATTTCCCGACACCTGTACCAGCAAGTGCGATATTAAGAGTTTTGTTAGGGATGCCCCCTTTGGTAATTTTGTTAAAATATTCCAAATCAAATGGAATTTTGTCTTCTTTCCTGTGATAAGAGTCATATCGTTCTTGGTAATCTTTTAGGTAATCGTGTCCAATGTGGCTATCAAATCCAATAGCAAGTGCTTCTTGTAAAATTGTTGGAATGGAATCTCTAGATTTCTTTTCATCTTGCCCGTCAGCAATTTTAATACTTTCCATAAGAGCAAGATAAATTGCTCGGTCTTTACACCACTTTTCAGTAGTATCTACCAACCATTGTTTATCTGCTGGAGCATCATCAAGTTTAGAAATATAATCACAAATAATTTTGTAAGTATCTTCTGTAATATCAGTTCTTTTTTCTGTTTCAATCAAAAGAACTTCTTTTGTTGCTAGTTGTTCGTAAGCAACAATAAATTTACAAATCTCCTCAAAAACTACTTTCTCGTGAAGATTCTCAAAGTATTCATTTTTTATAAAAGGTAATACCTTTCTACAATAATCATTATTAAATAAGAGATTTCTAAGAATCGTAGTTTCAACTTTTTCCATTTCTCCTCTAACTATGGATTTTTTTTATGATGAGGCACATCAAATACAAAAGTAATTCTAACTTCATCACCAATATTTTCAGCACTATGGGGAAGTTTATTATTGAACCAAAAGAAAGTTCCAGGTTCAACAATCATAGTTTCATCACCTACACTATACCTGTATTTTCCCTGAATGGAAAGGTGATATCTATCTTTCGTAAGATAATAAGTTCCTTCATCAATATGAGAACCTACTATTTCACCAATAGGCAAAGAAAGAAAAGCACAACGACGTATTTTCTTAAAATATGTCTTTAAGAATTTAAGAATTTCTGTGTGTTTTTCGTATGCTGGTGTTTGAATGCAAATTTCAGTATCACCAACATACTGACCTTCCTTTTCTATTCCTCCCATTATTAATTGAAGAACGTCTACTGTAACAGTATATTTTGTTGGGTCAAGTTGTTTTATTTTTTTATCTTTAATATTTTTTTGTGAACCCCAATCTTCTGGATATTGTTTTATTTGTTCTAAAATTTTAGATACATCAATTCCAGTTTTTATGACCCGAATGTTTCTCATCACCCATAAGAAAATTCTTTTTTTGCTGCTTCATCTAATGCCTGCATTATTTCTGGCGTGAAGTACTTCTCTGGATTTTCATTAATAGTTTTTCCAAATTGAGTTGTACCATCTCCAATATCATAACGAGTTCCCACCTTCTTAAAGATTTCATACTTTTCAGCAAGATCAAGAAGACCATAATACTTATCAAGACCACGTTCATCATAATACAAACGCACCTCCACTTCTTTATTTTCTTTACTCAAACGAGACTTTTGTGTCTTACATTTGATGATATTACCAACAACTTCTGTTCCATCCTTTTCTTTTTTCTTAGAAAGATAGATAATAGAAGATGCTGCATATTTAAGACCAGAACCACCACTCATTTCTTTTGTAGGAACATATGATCCTACAACGTCATATGTATGATTGGTAACAATCATAGGAATCTTTGCTTGTCCTAATTTAAGAGTAAGCATTCTAAATGCACCCTTTACAAGTTGAGATTTAGTCATATCCCTAACTTGTTTATCATTTAGTGCATCTTCAATTTCTTTCTCAGTAGAAAGCATTCCCAAAGAATCAAGAACAAACATACAAGGTTTACGTTCACCTTCTTTTTTCTTTAGATATAAATCTACTGCCTTAAGTGCTTTACTTCTAAACTCTTCAATAGTAACAACATTAACTACAACAATTCTATTGATATCAAGACCACGACTTTGGAGTAATGATTTACTTACAGCAGCCTCAGTATCAAAGTAGAGACAATAACCATCGGGATTATTATTAAGAAAATTCTTAACCACAGCGAGAGAGAAGAAAGTCTTTCCAGTAGAAGACTCTCCAGCAATAGCAGTAATCTTATTCCCAGATACACCACCAAATATGCTACCTGAAACCAGTGCATTAAAGATGTAAGAACCCGTGTCAACATAAGTCTCAGTCTCATCAATATCAGAAGCAAGTTGTGTATACTCTCCTCCGATTTCTTTTACGATGTCTTTTAAAAAGTCCATAATTATTTTTTCCTATTAAAATTAAATGTCCATAATTTATTATACAACTGCTTTTCATCAGTTCTTTTAAGTAATTCTAAAATTTTTTTAAATTCACGTTCAGTAATCGGCAAATCCATTAAGCAAAAAATGATTCTAAAGTTAAAGTTTTTTCTATTCTCCAACCAATTGCGTCAAGAATAACTCTCATCGGTTCCAAAAATGCTTTATTAAATTGTAACTCATAATCAATATATTTGTCCAATCCCAATTCTCTGGGAAATTCTTGAACATAAGATATTACATTCTCACGAATTGGATTAGGAAGTTTAAGATAACAAAATTTTATTTTTTCACCATTTTGGATTGTTGCATATTTTTTATCTAGTTTTTTCTCCTTAATTATATGGTTGTAAAGAAGAGCACCTCTAACGTGAATTGGTGTTCCTTTTCCATAGATGGTATTAACTGCTTTATGTTTTACGACATCGTTTACAGTTCTTGGAAAAGAAATCTCTTCCACCGAAAGACTATTAAATTTTTTTCTTGATTGATCAATATAATCAATCAAATCGTCTTCAGTCTTTGTCATAATAAGTTTAAGACCATCCTTAATCATTTGACGACAAGGTGCTGGTGTTGATGATTTGACTGCCTCAAGTCCCATAATCTTAAGTTTTGGTTGCTCATATCTAACTCCTTCAGAATCCCAAACATTAAGAATATATCTTTTCTTTGCAGTCCAGATTCCACGATCAGCAATATTCTCTCGTTTCATTTGCATTTTTTGGTCGTAAGCATTTACATACTCTGCCAATTCTTGGTAAGAACTTTCAATATAAGGTTCAAGTTCCATTTTGCAGATCTTATCAAGGAACCCAACAACTTTTTCACGAGTCGTCTCTCTTCCCTTGTATACATTTTCAACCAAAGGACCCATATTAAGATAAATGGAGTCGGTATCAGAAGCAATAACATAATCAATGTCTTTGGATTTTAATATCCTATTTAGATATTGATTCATTTTACTTTCAATCCAACGAATTGATACTTGTCCAGACAAAGTGATTGCCTCAGCATTTGCTAGTTTATAATAACGGAAATACTGATTACCGATAGCACCATAAGCAGAGTTCAAAGAAATCTTCTTTGCCATCTGAATGTTGTTGCAACGAGCAATTTCTTTTTCCAATTCTTTAGTAGGAGTTTTTTCGTACTGCTGTTTAGCAGTAAGCATTTTCTTTTTAAAAACTACTCTGTCATTATACATTTTCTCCATTAATTCAGGTAGAAACCCCCGAATATCTTTTCGGTATTGTGCCCCATTTGCACAAACACAAAAATCACCATTAATACTTATTTGCTTTCCAAGTATTCTCTCAACTGAAGCTGATGAGTGTCTGGTCTCAACGAGTGTTTCTGGAGAAATATTGTATTGCATAATAAGATGGGGATAAAGGCTATTAAGGTCAAAACTGACCACCCAATTATAAATCCCAGGAATCGGTTCTTTGACATATGCTCCAGCAAATTTATCATCTTTTGATGATTTATCTTTTGGGGGAATAACAATGTTACGTTTCTTAAGATAGTTGTAAATAATAGCATCCCAAGTTCTTACTTGATAAAACACATCATTATAATTAACTTTGGCATCATATGCCATAGTCAAACACAATTCAATAAGTTTCATCTTATCTTCTAACTGGTCAACAAGCTCAACGTC